GTTGTACGAGCCGCGTGCCACCCTCTCATATCGCTATGAGAACACCGCTTTAATGTAACTCTCTGAGTCACCATTGACAGACTTAAGTCCATACACTACTAAAGTCCCAGTATCCAACGGGAGGTTCTTCCTCCCAATTCCCATGGAGCGTCCATGGTCGTGCCACCCTGTGGTCTTACAGCTCAAATATGCAGTTTGATTTTTATATCTAGTAATTTTACGTAAATTAATAACCATGTGTACACCACCACACTTTACTTTGCAGGTTCCCAGCCCACCGGTCTTCGTGCGTTATTAAAATATATAAAAATTATTAGTGTTTTATTATTAAATGTATGATTTATAAAATAAATGAATTAGAGTGTTGGTTGCGTGCTGTTCCGCAATTGTGTCAACACACATACAGGGAAAGTGGAGCCCACAGCGCCAGCCAACGCATACGTTAACTTATCGCTTGTGTCACCTCCGACAGCTGAGTCGTAAGTTACGAACAAGGTAATCTGCGTAGCGGAACTCGCTCGCGCATACACTATGTTCGATCCCCCGATCACGTACGGAATATTTCCAGTACCAGATGAAATCTGCCACGCAGTGCTCGCATTACCAGTACCAAAAGTGGCACTAGTAGACGAGACCTGCAAGGCGTAGATATCACCAATGGTGAACCCTGTGCCCACCAAAGTCACGTCAGCATTCAGCACAGGAGCTGAATTGCTGAGTGTTTGACGGGTTCCAAGCCCTTGATAGGAACCTGAGATAAGGTTTCTGGAATTAAACCGTAAGCCAGAAAATTCGATGGACACATTAATGATGAAGAACCCAGGAATACTGGTGCTCCCATCTGTGTAAATGTAAACAACACCCGACTGAAACTCTTCAATAGTCGTGCTGTTGCTATTGTCACATACTTTCCATGCCGAATCGACAGGTAAGTCCATTGACTCTGACATCCATAATGGTGTCAGAAGAGAATGCTTAGTGGACAACGCCCGTTGATAAAATGTAGTTTGAACACCAGTATTAATTGGTCGGTAATTGGGATCGCTATCCGCTACCACAATGACCTCACCACCTTGGCTGGTACCTTGAAATGCACGAAAGTGCAAAGCTGCTCTCGTGATTCTAAAGTGTTGATAAACACGGGTCATGTTCTGAACTTCAT